TGCAGCGTGGGTATGTCGTTCTCGGTCTGACGCACGTCGAAAACGCCGCCGCCGCGGAATTCGAAGAGTTTGAGCGGAACCCCCCGCCAACCTGACCCCCTCACTTGCCCCGCACCCCCCGGCCCGCTATCATGCGGGCCGTTTGCACATTAAGGGCGCACCATGTCATTCCCCGGCGGCAATATCCTGAACGTGGCCTTGGGCCTCATCCCGAGCCAAGCCGTCGGCTGGCGGCGTTTCCAAGGTATCACGACCAACGCGGCGGGCGTCGACGTGCCGACGTGGCAACCGTCCGTGACGATCCGGGGCAGTTTCCAGCCGGTGAGCGCGTCGCTTATCCAGCAACTCGGGCTGGACATGACCAAGAATTACGCCACGTTCTACGCGTCGCAGCCCATGCAGGACGTCGACCGGGACAAGACGGGCGACCGGCTCACGTACAACGGCAAAACCTGGCAGATCGAAAGCAAAACCGAATGGTTCCCGCAAGATGGGTGGGAAAGCATTTTGTGTGTCGAGGTGACCAATGCAATCTAACGCCCTCGCCACGCTCCTGCGCAACACGCTGCTGGCGGGCCTCGCCGACAAGGGCGAGCTATACGAAGACGTGCAGGTTAAACAGGTCTTCCAGCCGCTAACCGTGGGCATCCCGGCACCCCCGCAGGTCACCATGCAGTTTGTCGGCTCGTACCGTGTCGGCGCGTTGGGCCGCAAGTACACCCCGGCTGGCGACGCCGATATGGTGGGCACGATGTTGCAATGGTGGAACGCCACCGTTCAGGTCGGCTGCACCGCCCGGCGCAACCCCGAGAGCCCCGATTTTCTCACGCTGCCGTCCGCGATGGATATTTGCAAAGCGGCGTCGGATATTCTACAGTCCGACAAGGGACTGACCGCGCTTGCCGTTCAAGGTGTTCGCCCGCTTCGCATCGCTGATATCCGGCTCATTCAATGGGTCAACGAAAGCGATCAATATGAGGCGTGGCCGATCTTCGACCTGGTGTTGGTGTACCCCGAGACGCTTACAACGACAACGCCGCCGGTAGTCACTTTCGAACCGGTCACTGGAAGGGTGTAAAATGGCCATCAGCATTTCCAAATACGTTGACATTGTCAGCGGCGTGGGGGGCGCGGGCACCGTCCGACAGCGCGACCTCATCGGTCGCATCTTCACGGCCAACCCGCGCGTGCCGATCGACAGCGTTGTGGAACTGACCACGGCGGCCGACGCGGCAACCTATTTCGGGTCGAGCTCTGAGGAATACGCCCGGGCGCTGTTCTATTTCTCGTGGATCAGCAAGAACATTTCGAGCCCGCGCAAGCTGCAGTTTGCGCGGTGGGCCGAGGTTGCCAGCGTCCCGCGCATCTACGGTTCGCGCCTGACCGTCACCCTCGCCGACCTCAACCTTATCACGACCGGCACACTGTCGCTCACGGCGGGCGCCAACACCGCCAGCCTGACCGGCTTGGACTTTTCTGGCGCGGCCAGCTTTGCCGCAATCGCCACGATCCTGCAGACGGCCATTCGCGCCGCCACGGGCGCGCAGTTTGCGACAGCTGTGGTCACGTACGACGCAACGGCGGGCGCGTTCAACTTCGCCGGCACCGTCGCCGAGGAAGCGCCCATCTCGGTACTCGTCACCGGCACGGTCAACGACATTGCAACCCGCATCGGTTGGGGGCCGTCCGCGGTGTTCTCGCCCGGCGTCGACGTCACCAGCCTGACCGACACGCTCAACACCAACGCCGACCTGTCGACCAACTTCGGATCGTTCCTGTTCATGCCCGAGCTCACGACCGACGAGGTGGTGGAAGTGGCGGAATGGAACGGCGAGCGCAACGTGGAATTCATGTATTGCGTGCGCTGCGACGACACGAACCGCGCGGCCCTTGGCGCGGCGCTGATCAGCATTCCAGGCAACGCCCTGACATATGCGCCGATCGCCGACCAGTATGACGAGATGATCCCCATGACCATCTTGGCCGCGACCGACTACACGCGCCGCAACAGCGTGCAGAACTACATGTTCCAGCTGAATTTCGACGGTATCACCGCCAAGGTCAGCACCAACACACTGTCGGCCGAACTGGACGCCCTGCGGATTAACTATTACGGCGTGACGCAGACCGCCGGCCAGCTGATCGCCTTCTATCAGCGCGGCGTGCTCGGCGGCGGAACGACCGACCCGACCGACCAGAACACCTACGCCAACGAAATGTGGCTCAAGGACACGGCCCGCGCCGTCATCCTGTCATTGCTCCTGTCGGTGGGTCGGATCCCGGCCAATGCCTCGGGTCGCGGCGCGCTGATCGCGGTTCTCCAGGAGGGCGCGATTGACCCGGCGCTATTCAACGGCGTCATCAGCGTGGACAAGGCGCTGACCACGGTTCAAAAGCTCTACATCACCGACATTACCGGCGACGACCTCGCATGGTATCAGGTGCAGGACAAGGGCTATTGGCTCAACGCTGAAATGCAATCGTATGTCACGACCGACGGCCGGACGGAATTCAAGGCGGTTTACACGCTCGTGTACGCCAAGGATGACGCGATCCGCAAGGTCGAAGGCACCCACATTCTGATTTAAGGAGCGCACGCGCATGACTGACATTTCTGCATTTGGCATTCGCGTGCGACTGGTGGCTTCGGTCACCTTTCCCGCAGGTATCGACCTCACACAGTTCGCCGACGACGCCGACAGCCTGGACGTGCCGCAGCAGCAGATTGCCGACAAGACAATGGGCGTCAACGGTGATCTGATCACCTGGAGCAAGGCCAACCCGCTGTTGGTTACGCTCAATCTCATCCCGGCGACCGACGACGACCGCAATCTGTCGGTGCTGCTCGAGGCGAACCGCGCGGCGCGCGGCAAGCGCCCGGCCCGCGATGTGATCACGCTCACGGCCGTTTATCCCGACGGCTCAACGCAGACTTGGAGCAATGGCGCGATCACGGACGGCATCCCCGGCAAGGCGCTGGCGAGCTCGGGCCGGATCAAGACCAAGCCGTACATGTTCGCGTTTGAGAACTTGGCGCGTACTTGACGTAACCGTCAAGTTGGGGTTACATGAGGACCGGGCCGCATGTCGCGCGCCCGGTTTTTCATTGGAGGTTGGCACATCGTGGCACACTGGCAAGACCCATCACCGACCATGGATTATATGATTGACGACCTGCGCACGCTCGGCGAGGTGCTGGAGACGGAAAAAGGTCCGTCGTCGGCAAAGTCATGCCGGGATGGCGCCCGCCGCCTTGAGGAATGCCGCGCGCTCCTGCAGCGCCTGGCGAATGACGAACCGGCCCCCGAGGGCCACACGTTCCAATCGTGGGCGCGGGAGTTGTTGGGATGATAAACGACCGCGACCAAATGATTTTGGACATTTTGAAAATCGGCTTGAAAGATGCGCCGCCGGAAGCCGTCAAACAGTTGCTAGACGCGGTTCAGCTCTCCATGAAAACCGCGGACGAACTGCATGCGCAATTCAAAGCCCATGCGGCTGACGTAATACGGGGGATGCTGGCCGATGGCTGAAATGATTGAGCCCAAGGAAGTAACCGTAAACGACCGGCGCTACATCATTTCCAAGGTGCCGGCGGTCGAGGGCCGCGAGATTGTGGCCAAGTACCCGCTGTCCAATATCCCCAAGCTCGGGGAATACGACCAGTCCGAGGCTATCATGCTCAAGCTCATGGCCTACGTGCAGACCGGCGACGGCACGCCCCTGACGACCCGCGCACTTGTGAACAACCACGTGCCGGACGCGCACACGCTGATGCTGCTCGAAAAGGAAATGCTGGAGTACAATTTCGGTTTTTTCGTTCGCGCGCTGAGCTCCGGTTTCTTCGGGAGTTTCAGCCAGAAGGCCGAACGGTGGATTACCGGAACGTTGACCCCTTTATTGGAGCAATTGTCCAAAGCGGCCGCGCAACCCTCTACGAGCTCAAAACGCGATACTCACTAGAGGACGCTTTTGATTTATGGGAAGTCGTTGTAACGTCCAAGTTCAACGAATGGCTGGCCGTCCAGGAAGCGAAACGTAAATGAGCATCCTTGAAACCTTTTATATCCTGTTCAAAACGGACGCTGACGAAGCGGCCAAGGATATCAATGAGGTTGACAAGGCCAGCGACAAGGCAGCGGCCGGGCTCAACAAGGTAGACGCGGCGGCGGAAGGGGTCGGCGCGTCTTTCAAGCGTATGGCGGCGGCAATCGTTGGGCCGTTGCTCACGCTGGCGACGGCGGGGGCCGCGCTTAACATCGCGATAGCCCGGGCGGCTGCGGTGCGTGAGCTCGACCAGTTCAGCAGCAAGCTCAATTCCAGCGTGGCCGATGTCGATGCGTTCCAGCGATCCGTCAAGGGCATGGGCGGCGAAACGGCCGCAGCGCTCGACACGCTCGTAAAGCTCGGGGAGAAGGTCAACGAGGCTTTCAGCGACGCGGAAAGCGGCGCGCGCAAGGACTTTACCGAATGGGGGCTGGCTTTCAAAAACGCCGAGGGCCAAGCGCTCGGAGCATCCGACGCTATGCTGGAGCTCGCCGGTAACCTTGAGAACGTATCGCGCGCCGAGGCCCTGGCGCGTATCAAAAAGCTCGGCATTGAAGACGCCGCCAGCATTGACTTGCTGTTGCGGGGTCGCGCCGCCCTTGAGGCAAGGATAGCCGCTGAGAAAGAACTCGGCGTTGTCACGGAAGAGCAAGCCGCGAACGTCCGCGAATATTACGGCGAGTTGGGCCGCGCGCAGAACGCGCTGACCTCTGTCGGAAACGCCATTCTCCAGGCGCTCCTACCCGCCATGACAAAAGCTGTGGATATGTTCGCCAATCTGGCGGAATGGGTCAGCCGCAACGGCACGCTGGTGACGGGGTTTTTCATCGGCATTGCGGGCGTGATTACCGCCATGTACCTGCCGGCCATGTGGGCCGCCGCGGCCGCTACTTTTGCTGCAACTTGGCCTTTTCTGCTTATGGCAGCCGCTATCATTGGTATCGGCGTGGCTGTGGCGCTTGTTTATGAAGACGTCATGGCGTTCCTCAATGACCAGCCGTCGTTGATTGGCGCTTTGGTTGAAAAATACGCCGCAGTTCGTGAAGCCATTGAATTTTTAAAACGCTCGTTTGAGGCAGTGAAAGACGCGGGTAAAGCTACTGTTGAGGCGCTGAAGTACGCATGGGGTCTTTTTGTCGACGCGTCTAATCAAGCTTCAGAAGCCACGCAGGCGTTTTGGTCGTCGGTCGAACCAATTTGGACCGCCTTTAAAGATCTGGTAAGCGCAGTTGGCGAATTGTTTGGCGCGCTCGGTACGCGCATTTCGTCCGACCTACAGCCTGTTATCCAGCGCATGGGCGACAGTTTTAAGACCGTTGCGGATTTTGCTAAATCCCTGTTTGAAGGTGTATTTGGGGATCTTGATCAGTTCGCGGGCGCAACGGATCGCGCGGCCACTGCGCTACGTGATGGCCTAGCGGCGGCGTTCCAATTTGTAAAATCTGTGTGGGATAACACAGTCGGCTTGATTGCTGGTCAAATTTCTAACATTGCCGCAGGCATTCGGGACTTGGCGGCGTCTATTGCGGGGGTCGGCAGCGCAACCGCTCCAGCGGGGGCAAACGACAATATCGCGGCCGGCGGCGCGGCAATCGGCGCCATGATGGGGCAAGGTCAGAAACTTGCGGCGGGGGCGTCCGGGGCGGCGATCAACACGGCAGGGGCGGTCGGGGGCACGACGGTGTCGAACACGTCCAACGTGTCGGTTGGTAACGTGACCGTGAACACGCAGGCGACCGACGCCCGGGCCGTTGCCGGTGCGGTGCGCGGCGAACTACAAAAGCAGTTGCGCGGCACAGCTGCGCAGTTTGACGACGGGGTGGACCGGTAATGGCGCTGACAGACATTCTTTCCGGTGCGATCAATCTCGGGCGGTCCCTCATATCGCCGAGCAAGGCCGTCGACGTCGTGGCCATCACAGGCGCGGGTTTCGTGCCGCTGTTCTCTGCGGCGCGTCCCCTGACCGCCAGCGTATACGAATTCGCGGACGTGATGGAGCACCCGCTTGAGACGGGCTCGGTCATTGCTGATCACATCGTGTTTCAGCCAATCGAAATTGAGTTGCCGCTTTTGTGCGTTGGCGAGGCTGCGTATCGGTCCACCTACGCCGCTATTCGGACGGTCTACAGCGCCGGCACGCTCCTGACGATACGCACGCGCACCGGCTCGTATCCGAATATGGTCATCACAGACCTGCCGCACGACGAGACGCCGGACGCGTTCAACGCGATCGCCATTCGCTTGCGACTGCGGGAGGCCCGGCTTGTGGCCCCGCAGTCCGGCCTTAGCCAGTCGCAAGTCGCCAACCCGGCCAACTCGTCGACGGCCAACCGGGGAACGCAGCAGACGACCGCCGCCAACGCCACCACAGCGGCCCGGGCGGGTACGTCCTATCAGCAGTCGGGCGCCGGGCCTACGCCGAGCCCGCAGGGCTCCACGCTGCGCCAGTGGTACGACGCCCTATGACCAACATTGACCAGCGTATACTACGGATCGGCATTGAGGTTTCCGGCGGCTTGAACTGGTACGAAGGGCTGCAGATCACCGCGCAGGGGTCCAAGGGCGTGACCGACACGCAAAACACTTGCAGCGTCTCAATCACCAACCTGTCGCGCGACGTCCGCAATTTTATCCTGACCGAGACGAGCCCGTTCAACAAGAACCGTACCCCTAAAACGCTGATCGTTGAGGCGGGGCGCGTGTCGACCGGCACGGCGCGGCTGTTCGTGGGCAACATCACCCGGTCCAGCCCGTCGCAGCCGCCAGACATTCGCCTGGACCTTGAGGCACAAACGGGTTCCTTCAAAAAGGGTGAAATTGTTGCGCGGTCGGGCAAGGCGCAAGAGGGCTTACAGGCGATCGCGCAACGGGTGGCCACGGATTTGGAAGCAAACCTTGTGTTTGAGGCAACCGACAAGCTCATTGCAAACTATTCGTTTAGCGGCGCCGTACTGCGGCAGGTCAACGCACTGGCCGAGGCGGGCAACGTCGACGCGTACCTGGACGACACCACCCTTGTGGTCAAAGAGCGCAACAAGCCGCTGGCCAACCGCGTCAAGATCGTGAACGCGTCCACCGGCATGGTCGGTGTGCCGGAGGCCACGGAGCGCGGCGTAAAAGTGCGCGTGCTGTTTGACCTGCAAACCGAGCTTGGCGGGGAAATGCAATTGACCAGCGAGCTTAACCCGGCCTTGAATGGAAACTATACGATCTATAAGATTGATTTCGATCTAGCCAGTCGGGACACCCCTTGGTATCTCGACATTGAAGCGAGCCGCAATGGTTAACCAAACCCCAAGCATTCGACCAGCTGACGAAAGCACCCTCCCCGGTGTGATTAAGACCGCCGTCAATAAGGCGATGCAGTCGTTTGACAGCATGCTGCCGGTCGAGGTTGTGGCCTATGACCGCGCAACGAACCGCGCGACCGTGCGGCACTTGGTACAGATGGTTGGCAGCGACGGCGAGGCCGTGGATCGCGCCGACGTGGCGAGCATTCGGGTCATGCAGCCGGGGAACGGCGCGTTCAGTATCTCGTTGCCGATCCAGCCCGGCGATAAGGGTTGGCTCATGGCGGCCGATCGGGACATATCCACGTTTCAACAGGGATTGCAGAAGGGCGCGCCGAACACCGCGCGCATGCACTCTTTCCAAGACGGCGTGTTCATGCCGGACGCCATGAGCAACGGCGCGCCACCCGCAGGTCAAGAGGGCCGCGTGGTAATTGGGGCCAATAGCGGTTCAAGCTACATGGCGTTTGATGGGGACAGCTTTGAATGGTCCGCAGGGGGCAATGTTCTAACGTTTGGGCCGGACGGGCTTAAGATGAACGGTATCAACATCGGGGATACTCACACGCATGGCGGGGTGACGACCGGCAGCAACGATACGGATGTGCCGAACCCATGAGGACATTTACCACCAACGCGTCAAACGACCTTGCAGTGTCCGGCCGATCGCTCACGCTGTCGTCGGACCTTGATGCTGTGTTGCTGGTCGCCCGGCACTGTGCGCAGGCTATCCTTGGTGAAATGGTGCTGGCGCAACAACAAGGCATGCCTTACTTTCAAACCATATGGGTGGGCGCGCCGACCACAGCGCCGTTTGAGGCGGCGTTTCGCGAACGGATCCAGCAGATTGAGGGCGTGACCGGCATCGAAGAGTTGGCAACCGAGCAGGTCGGTGACCGCATGCAGTACCAGGCGACAATAACGACGATTTACGGCACGGGGTCAATCAATGGTTGATTATGCATTCATCACCGCAACGGGCGTAATCGTGCCGGACACGTCGACCACGCTTGACCAGGTGCAGAACGAATACCGGGCAGCGTTCGGTGACGACCTGGACGTGAGCCCCGAGACGCCGCAGGGCGTGTTGATCACCGCCGAAACGCTTTCACGCGATGCGGTCGCCCGCAACAACGCCGCGCTGGCGAACCAGATCAACCCCAATCTAGCCGGCGGAGTGTTTCTTGACGCGCTTTGGGCGCTGACTGGCGGCGCGCGCTTTGTGGCCACGCCCACGGTCATTCGTGGCGTTGAGCTTACCGGTATTCCAGGTGCGATCATTCCCGCGAGCGCTGTTGCGGCGGTCAGCACATCGGGCGCGCGGTTCCTTCTGCAAAGCGCCGTCATTCTTGACGCATCCGGTGAAGGGTTGGGGGTTTTCCAGTCCGAGCAGCTTGGCGCGTTCCCGGCGGGCGTTGGCGCGCTCAACACGATCGTTACACCCGTGCTTGGGTGGGAAACAGTCAGCAACCCCTACGCCGCGGAGAACGGCCAAGCGGAGGAAAGCGACGCGGCCGCGCGCCGTCGTCGCCGGTTGACGTTGGCGTTGCAGGGCGTGGCGTTGGGTGAGGCGATCCTTTCGGGCCTGAACGCGCTACCGGGCGTCAAGTCTGCCCTGTTCCGGGAGAACTACACCAACGCCCCTGTGACTATTGACGACATCGAACTGGCGCCGCACAGCATTTACGCTTGCGTTGACGGTGGCCTGGACAACGATATCGGTTTGATGCTTCTGCGTAAAAAATCCATGGGCGCGGGCTATAATGGCGACACGACCGTGGACGTGCAAGACCCGGTGACCGGTCAGTTTTACGAGGTGCTTTTTCAGCGCCCCGAGGAAGTGCAAATTTACATGCAGGTCACCGTCAAGGCGGGCGCGCCTTTTGCCGACGTGCCCGGTACGATCCGCGCGGCCATTCTGGCGTACGCAAATGGCGGCCAAGAGGGCGAAGACGGATTTGTTGTCGGCGGCGACGTCTCGGCCTTTGAAATTGCTTCGGCCGTCAACCGCGTGGCCGCGCCGATCTACATTACAAACCTGTTACTTTCGACCGACAACGTTACGTTTTCGGCGGCGACGATCCCGCTGACCATTTCGCAGGTTGCGCGTACGACGGCCGGTAACATAGCCGTGACGGTGACGTGATGGCCACGGTTCAGGAATTCGATTTCAACGTTAATCTTCTTCGCGCCGTCCTTTGGCAATATCAGGACGCAACGGGGTTGCAGTCCGTGTTGCAGTCCAAGTCGACTTGGTACGACGAGAACCAACGGGACTTCTGGACGAACTGGACGCGTGACGTGTTCGACCTGACCACGGCCAACGATTTCGGCTGTGCGGTGTGGGGCGTCATCCTTGGATTGCCGTTGTCGATCGGACAGCCCGGTACAGGCGACCGTCCCAATTGGGGCTTTGGCCCGGACAACTTGCCTTTCCAGCTTGGCACGTTCGGTCGTCTGTCGGATGGCGTCGCGTCGCTCACGCTTGAGCAAAAGCGCCTGGTGCTGCGGCTACGGTGGTTTCAGTTAATTTCTGACGGGTCCGTGCCGCATACTAATTTCGTTCTGCGTACCGTGTTCGGCCAAGGCTACGTTGTGGATAACCTCGACATGACGGCCACTTACGTTTTCCAAACCGAGCTAGACACGCAGGTGCGTACCGTGATCGAGCAATTCGACCTATTGCCGCGACCCGCTGGCGTTGGTATCAATATCGTCTATCTGACAGACCCGGTTTGGGGCTTTGGCCCCAATAACCAGAATTTCAACAACGGCCCATTCGGGGCTTAGGAGCTTGACGCATGGCGCGCTTTATCCGTTTTCCCTGGGCGACCACTGGCGACAAGGCCGAGGTGCCGTTTGATACTGACCCGGGCGGTTCGGTCAGCTATGCGCAAGGCTTTGGGCCGGACTACGAAATCGCCCCGGGCGATCCGGGTTGGAAGCCCGTCCCGCGCGATGAAACCAACGGTTTTTACAATGACCTCACGGACAACATCCGGCAGTACCAGTTGAACGGCGCGCCGGACTGGCATCCGGCCGCAGACAATGATGGTATTTCGATCAATTACCCGATCAATTCGGTCGTGCGCTGGTCCGATCTGCTGTGGCGGTCGCTGATTGCCAACAACACGGTTGAGCCGGGCACGGACGCAACGAAGTGGGCGGCGCTGTCGGTTTTCGCCGTGGCCACGGATGCGGAAGTACAGGCCGGTGTCGTTACCGACCGCATCGTGACGCCTGCCGGGTTGTCCTCCCGATCGGCCACGCTGACACGCACGGGCCTGGTGGAGCTTGCTACGCAGGCCGAGGCGGAGACTGGCACGGATACGGGTCGAGTGCCCGCGGTCAACGTGCTCGCCGCGTCGGTACGCAAAGCCCCGTGGTCATACGCCGAGGCTGCCGGAACTGCCAACGCCCTGACCGCCACGCTGTCCCCGGCGCCTGCGTCTCTCACGGACTTGTTGGGCGCTGAACTGCGCGTCAAGATCGCCACGACAAACACCGGCGCCGCAACATTGAACGTCAACGGCCTTGGCGCGGTTGCAATCGTCGGGCCGGACTTGCAGTCTCTCCCGGCTTCCACGCTCATTGCGGGCGTCATTGTGTCCATGATTTACGACGGGACACAGTTTCAGTCTTCCGTTGGTGGCGCGCTCACGGCCCCGCCCGCGTCCGGCACGTCGGTAGCGGTCGCTCTTGGGGCGACGCGGGGGCTGTTTGATATCAAGATTGGTTTGCTGCGGTCGTCCTCGGCCGGAGCGGCCTGTGGGATTGACGTCAGCTTTAACGGTGGGTCGTCATGGACGGTAGTTTACCAAGACAACATCAACGCCCCGGGGGAAAACGCATCTATCCTGCTTGCGGTTGGCGGGGGCGTTTGGAAAGCGGTAATCGTACAGTCCAACAGCTTGAACGTAAGCCGCTCGGACGGCAGCACCGGGACGGTCACGGCGCTGGCGGTGCGGGCTCGGGCTAGTTCCGGTAACGTCCAGTATGAAGAATTTTGGATCCGAAAGAGCTCATAATGCAAACCGTGTTGCTCGCGCAGGCGCCCAATCAGGAATTCACCGTCACGATTGACGCCGTGCGGTGGGGCCTCTCCCTGCGTACGGTGCCGGGTTGCACGTCCTGCACGGTTCTGCGCGAGGGCGTTGAAGTTCTGGCCAACACACGGGCGCTTGCCGGTGAGGCGATCATTCCCTACGCGTACCTGCAAACCGGGAATTTTCTATTTATCACGCTCAACGACGACCTGCCGTATTGGGAACAATTCCAGGTTTCGCAATTCCTGGTCTATGCCAGCGCCACCGAACTGGCGGCGATCCCCGCCTTGACCCTTGGCGAGCTTGCCGCCACAGTGCAACCGAGCTTCCTTATCACGGATGGGGGCTTTTACATCACGACGGACACCGGGGAATTGTTGACCGATGACTAAATGGTCTGAGTATACACTCAATTTCGGAACGGCTGGCCCCAATACGGTGCAGGGGTTTCGAAACCTCGGTTTTCTCCAAGCGTCGGACATTCCGGCTCTTGTCGGCAAGTATGTGCGGGTCGACGCCGCACAGACGTTTACCAACCCGGAAAAGGCCCAAGGCCGCGCAAATATCGGCGCTATCATCGGCACGGACGTGCAGGCGTTCAGTACGTCGTTGACGTCCCTGGCGGGGTTGACAACGGCCGCCGACCGAATGGCCTACACGACGGCGTCAGACACTTGGGCGGTCACCACCCTGACGTCATACGCCCGCACTCTGCTGGACGACGTCGACGCCGCCACGGCGCGGACAACGCTCGGCTTGGGGACCATGGCCACGCAGGCGGCGAGCGCCGTGGCTATCACGGGTGGGTCAATCACCGGGATTACGGATCTGGCTATTGCCGATGGTGGGACGGGCGCTAGTACGGCCGCAAACGCCCGCACCAACTTGGGATTGGGGACTGCCGCCACGGTCAACACCGGCACCGCATCCGGGGACGTGCCATTGCTGCAGACTGGCGGGGTGCTTGCGCCAGCCCGCCTTGGCACGGGATCGCCGTCAGCGGCCAACTTTCTACGCGGGGACGGAGTTTGGTCAACTGCGGCGTTTTCTGGCTCTTACGAAAGCGCGCAGCAGACCATCACCAGCGCGGGGGGTCTCACGTTAGCCCATGGGCTTGGGGTCAAACCTAAGATCATGTTTTGTGTTATCCAGTGCACGACGGCGCAAGAGGGCTATTCTATTGGGGATGAGGTGCCGATCGGTTTTCCGGCCGGCGTGACCACGGGTAACGCCGGGATAGCGGTTATTCCAGATGCAACGAATATATCTATTCGGTTCGGATCGGCCGCGTCGGTCTTTTACGTTCCTAATCGTTCAACCGGGGTGACGGCCAACCTCACAAACGCAAACTGGCGGCTAGTTGTGAGGGCCTACGCATGACCCTTGCTTACGTCAATGAAGACGGGGTTTTCCTTTTTGGGTTTGAGGGCCCGGTGCCGCCCCCAGCTGGAGCTTTTGAGGTGCCATCATGCCCCGAGGACGCGCGGCAGATATGGGACTTTGTCGCGGAAGAGTGGGGGCCGATCCCACCGCCGCCGCCAAGTGACCAAGAGCCGACGCGAATAGCCTGCGCGCTCCGCGTCCCGGTGATAGATGACGAGGTGCAAGCCGTCGGCGGCCCGTACAGGCTCGCCGCCATGCTTTACATGGACGTCGGCACTTTCCTGGCGATCTTTACTCAAAACCTCGGGGCGTCAATTCCGTTCCTTGTTCCAAATAACGGTGTCTCGATCGAAATCACCGATTGGGGCGGGGACTACGCGATGATAGAAGTTCGCGACCATGCCGGCGGGTCGCTGATTACACCGCAGTCGTTCGGCTTTTCCCTTTACGAATTCTAAGGATTGGAGATTATGACAATGAGCCGATTGGTACTTGAGCGCACCGTGGGCGGCGTTACGTCCATTGAGAACCTGACGTGTGTCCCCGGAGCTGAGGGCATCGTCGCCCACCAACGCCTCAAGAATGAAGTGGGCGGCCCCGAGGGTAAGCCCGTGTGGTGTTGGGATAGCACGCCACCCGGCACGATCATCGCCGTCGATTTCACGGGGGCGGTTCTGTGCGGAGCGACCGCCAGCGTCACACAGTCGCGCATCAACGCGTTCAAGGCAGCCCCTACGGTTGCCCCCGAGGACGTACTGACCTACGCGCCTTAACCTTTCCTATACCGGCGGCCTCGCCAGCCGCCGGACGCCCTCACCGGCCAGCCGGCGGCCCATGGCGGCATCGTGGACATGATCGCCTCAAACTCTTCGATTGACCCGAACCCGTGCGGCACCTCGGCCACGTTCTCGTCATAGACATGCAGCACCACGCCATAACCGGCCGCCTCGAGTGCTTCGATCCCGAACCGCTGGATATCGTGCGCGGTGGCCTGGACAATGTTTTCAGCAATGCGGCCAGCGTAGGTTTCCATCGCAACCCACCCGGTCGGGCCGTACTTGGGGTTGCTGTTCCAAGTCATGTAAGTGATTTTGAACACGCCCGGTTCGTCGGCTTTGGGCCATAGGCGTGGGCTGTGATAGGTGAGCTCGCGACCGGACAGCAGCCGGATAATCAACGCGTCGCCCCGAGTATAGAAGATTATGCCGTTGCTCGTAAACGCATGGCCCGGGTACTGCACGGCGTTGACGAACGCGCCTTCGAAGCCGAACCGCTCCAACCGATAGTCACGCATCCACGGCTTGCCCCGCGCCTGGCCGCCCCACATTTCGACGATCTCGGGAGAGGCTGCGCGCCATGCGAGAATACCGGCCTTAACTTCATCGTCCGGCGTCTCGGTATCAAAAACACGGACGGCACCCACCCAACCGCCAAATCCGCAGTTATGGACAACCAAGTGGCCGCTATTAGTTTTCACAGTGAAACGGTGGCGCGGCCCCGCATTTGCAAGATCGTAGACACTGCTCGTAGTAGTCGACGAGGGCCTGCCGGTCGCCGATCTTCCGTTTGTTGAGAGAGTTGGCCACTTTGGAAACGAACCTAATATTTCCAGGCTCATAGTGGCCGTTCGTGTCTCGCCGATCCATTTCAAGAGCCGGGACGTCCCACCCCGGCAAAGTATGGGCGTGTCGAAGAAACGCGGCCTTGTCGCCGCGCCACTCTTCACACACTCGGATCCCGCGCCCGCCGTAGTTGCCAAACCCTTTTGATTTTGGATTGTGGCAACGTCCAATGGCCGCAGAAAGTCGGTTGAGCAGCCGCCTACGGTGTTCGTCATCTGGTAGCGCGCCGGCGTAACAAAAATACTGCTTACGGTACGCTGCGGTCGCTTTCTTAGCGCACGGATTGCACCGAGTAGACTTGCCGTTGCGGAGGTTATGAACCGCCACCCAATGCGCGGTCGCGCCACAGTCGCACTGGACTTCCGCGACATATTGGCCGTTGCCCCGCCGTTCGATTGCTCCAGACGCAACAAGGCTTCCAAACCGCTCACCAGCGCTTGGGTCAACAAGCGATCGTCGGAAGCGAGTTCGTTCGCCGCCTTCCACGAACCGTTCAAACTGACCAAATGGTCCGGGGTTATCTGGAGACCATCCAGGTTTAACACCGTTTTTGTACCCCTTTTTACCAACCCCTCGTGCCGCACCCATTCAATACCGTCCCATACCTTGTGATCTGTCGTAACATCCACAATAGCCAAGTAACCTTTGTCGGTCAACACTTGGGTTCGGGGGCCGAGACACGCAAGCTCGAAAACCTTGCCCCACTTTTGACGGTGCCAATGATGCGCGCCGTTCTCTTCCTTGTACGCCTGATATTCCTCATAGGTCAGACCGCCGGGGCGTTGCGCGGCCGACATGAGATAGATATCTCGGTTCTCTCGAAAGGTCTGCACGCGCCATTCGCAGCCGGACAGCGCTGCCGTAACCACGGCTTCAATTGCCGAGTAGTCCGACGCAACCAGGTCGTACCCCGGCCCGGCCACGATCATTCCACGGACACAGCCGGATATGCTCAACAGCGCGTCACCAAAGAACCATTCCACGGCGTCGAGCGATCGTGTGGCCATGATCGTTTGCACATGGTCCACGGGGTTGTCGGCGTAACCCTTGGGTACGTCCGGCCACTTGTAGGACTTGGACCCCGGCGCGACTGGGACGCCGCACCACGGGCAAACGTCGCGGCGCGCGTGAGGCTTTCCGCACCCGCAATAGAACAGGTCGGGGCCGGACTTGGGGAGATTGAGTGGCTGCACTAGTTCGCCCGTCGGCCGCCCCGTCCGCGCGCCGTGGTGTGTGATGACGTTGCGCACGCGGTCGTCAGTGTTGGCCGATCGTTCGAACGCGTAGAGCTTTTTGACGCTGGCGGATCCGACCAGCTGACGAATGCGCAGCACTCCCTTGCACTCGTCGGTAATGCCCAGCGTGGCCAATCCCGTTTCGACCGCCTCGGCGTCCATGCTGTCGAGATATATGCCGCGCGCCGCCAGCCACCCGCGCAACTCTTTGACCTGGCCGGGGCCGAAACCGCCGGTAATTTCCCGGCAGCGCGTGCCGTATTTGTCCTGCGCTTGCTCGAGCACCGCGATCATGTTGCGCACGCCCGGCCGATCCACGCCGATCCCTCGCCAGTTCATACGCTGGTCGAGCAACCAAAAGCGCAACTCGTTGAGAGACAGCGGCATCATGAGCGCGCTGGCCTCTTCCTCGGCTTCCACGTCGACGTCGCAGTATGCATAGAGCCGTTCGGCGTCTTCCGGGTCATCCTCGGGGCGGATCCGCGTCACCGGCTTGGCTTTGGTCGGTTTTTGCGGCACGCTGAATTTGTTGAGCAACCGCTTGCCGTCGGGGTTCTTTTTGATCTTGACGGGCAACACGTCCGTGAGATTGCCGAGCGCGCCGGGCAGGTTGTTCACGTGGGCCTTTGCCATGCTGCACCGCAACTGAGCGGCCGGAAGCTCGGGCCAACCGTAAAGCCGCCTGCATACGTAGTGCCATATCGCGCGCTCAAACATGGCGTTGTGCGCTTCGATCAGACCGCCCGAGGCGAGGTAGTCGAACAGGTCTTGAGGATTGGGCAGGCCGGGCCGCCAGCGTCGCAACGCGCCGCCGGGGAGCCGGTACGACATTGTGAGCACTTCCGTGCTTGGGTGCTCGGCGTAGGCGACCGACCCGACGGCAGCAATGCCTTTCTTGGTCGCTCCAGGCGGTGCGCGCCACGTGCCCGCCGCGTCGTCCCACTCGTGGCCGGCTTCGCTGTAGGTTTCGAAATCTATAGTGCCGTGCGTCTCAATTGCCCACATGGTGCCAACCTTGCCTTGTGCTTGAAATAAAACGGCCCGCCGGGGAGGAGGTCGGCGGGCCGTCATCGGGCAGCGCGGGCGGGGATGAGAGGCGCGCTGCCGATCGGATGCTACGCCATCATGCCGTGCTGGCGCAAGGTCGCGTCGGTCCAGCCGGCCGCAATCATTTGCTCATAGCTCGCGCCACCAGCTGCGGGCAGCATGACCGGACCCGCAGGCACAGGCGGGGCTGGGGGTGCCGGCGGTGCGGCCGGGATATACCCGCTGTACGGCGCGGGCGGCGGGCTAGAAGGGGATGGCGTCGCAGAAGCGCCAACCGGTGCGGGTGGTGTGTAGACAGCGGGGGTAGGTGCAGGCGGCGTTGCGGGCGACTGCGCATAGGACGGGGGGACGGCAGGCGCGGCACCCCCGAACGCCTCGGCCGCAGTCGGGCCGGACTGGATGACCTCGGCGCCGGTCTGGTCCTGGCTCACAGCAACCTTGTCCAGATTGACGTAAAGGCCGGGCCGCTGGTCGTTGTCGTTCGACTGGATCGTGTGATTGATCCGAACGTAATAGCCACGCGGGCACATGCGGGGGTCCGACAGACGGGCCATTTCGTCAAAGTTGGGTTCCTGCCAGACGCCGGGCGCTTGAATGCTGGTCGAGTACTTCACGATGAAGTGACCGGCAAAACCGGGCTTGTCCTTGTTCGGCTTGCCGTTGTCGTCGACGCCGTCGCCGTCCATGATCTTGAACGAAAAGCGCGGGTGCGTGCAGCCGAACGACGGCGGGGCGGGCATCGGGCCGCCGGGGAAATACGACGGCCACGCCTGCGCGGCATAGGTCACCATCTGCATGAGATACGGAATGGTCTGCGGATCGTTCTTGGCGAACGCCGCGGCCATAAACCAACGCTTGGTCGGCTGGCCGGCGTTCGGGCCGGTCTTGATCGTCAGCGGCGCGCCCTGCTGGTCGGTCGTCTGCGGTTCAAATGCGTCTCCCTGGACGAACCGGCCGCGCGGGCTGGTCAGGCGAATGGGTTGAATTCCTGCCATGGTCTTGTGCTCCTGTGGTTACTGGAAAGCTTTGCGAATGTTCTTGCTATCCAAGGGGCGCAGTTTGATTTCGCCCTTCGGTTTCTCGGTATATAGCGAAATGACGGCTTCGTCAATTCCCAATTTGCGCGCTTGCGCCGGAGTGATCACGTCGAGTGGTTCCGCCACGTCCTTGCCGAACAACTGGCCGAGCGCGACGACCTCGGCGGCCGATACGGTCCAGCGTTCGCGGCCGTAACCCTGATACGCCTCCCAGCCTGTTGACGTATTGCCGGCACGGATCGCGGCCAGTATTTGCGCCTCAAGGCCGGTTTCTAAGTCTTCCAAGCGTTCACGCGCGGTTCGGATTGTGCGCAGCGCCCGGCCCGCGTCGGCGGGGTCCATGTCGTGCGGGACGCCCTGCATGGACATGTCGACCGCCAAGCCGCCAACCTTGCGCAGTGCAGGGCAGGCATGCCGGGCCGGGCAATACGAGCAGTGGGCGCCGGTCGACAGCGGGGCACCTGGGTGACCGGCCAGGTGCGCTGCGTTCTGCAGGTCGTAGAACATCTGCGAATAGCGGGTGTGGCTCGGGCGCCAACTTTTCACCGGGCCGTCGGCATGGAAAGACCGGGGCTGGTAAATGCGAAAGTCTAAGTCCCATTGCGCCCGCACAGTCACGTCAAAATGGCGCGCCGCCCCAATTGCATAGTCCAACAACTGCCAGTTTTCGAACGCGTCGACGTAACCGTGACCATACTTGTAGTCCCACACGTGCAGCGTCTGACGCGTTTCGTCAACCGCGATGAAGTCAGCACGCCCCCAATTGTCAGGGTGTACTTCCGGCATGACCACACGTTGCTCGACGGCCCATCGGACGCCCGGCTGTGCAATGAGGGCGCGCATGTCGGCCAGCATTGCCGCCGCCCCTTCCACCATTTCGTCGGTGATCGGATGGCCATTGGGCGCAAGCGATCCCACGGCGGGCGGGCGGCCCTGCGCAGCCTCGGTCAGATAGTAATGCGCGGCCTCGCCTTCGCGCGCCTCGGGCGTGTCTTCCTGTTCCGGGTAGGCTTGCGCCATCCGGGGGAAAGCCGGGCAACCGCCCGGCCCCCATATTCCAGCGCTCGACGGCGCAAGGTACGCGTGGTCACCTGCCATCACTGCACCGTGTCAAGCAGGGCGGACAGGTTGGTGCGGGCCTCGGCCGACGCGCTGACCAGTTCGGCAATGCTCTTGAGGCCGACAGCCTCAAGCAGTTCGGCCAGCTTGGCGGCGTCAATCTTGCCGGCAGCCTGCAGCGGCGTGATGCGCTGGATAAGCTGCGGGAAGGTCGGAGCGTCACCGGTCGGTACGGGCGGCGGGGTGGGTACGGCGGGAACCGGCGGGGCCGGGGGCTGCGGCACGGTGACCGGAACAGCGACGACGGTCTGCGACGACGGGTCAGCGACCGGGGCGGGCGGGACATATGCCGGGATGGTCACGGATGCGGGCGGGGTAAACGCCTCCCGCGCGGTCGGTACGAGCGGCGGCGCGTTGGGCGCAATGTCGTTGACCGGCCCGCTCACAGGCGCGGTCAGCCCTTGCGCCGCTTCCAACGTGCGCGCCGTGTTCGCTGCCTTGAGCTCGGCCATGACGCTGGTAAAATACGCGTCATCAAGGCCCGGCTTGCGCTTCCACGTGCCATCCTGCTTGGTCGACTTGTTGGACGTGTGGATCCGTTCGTCCCACAGAATGCCGTCGGCGTCGCGGTCTCCAGCCGTGGTGGGGGCGGGCGGGGTGTACGCCGGGTGGTCGGGGTCGAACTTGTCGGAAACGTCCACAACCTGTTTGACCTCAATAGAACCGGTCGACGGGTAGCCGTCCGGTGCTGCGCTGTCGCGGTGGATGTGCAGAGTTACCGGCCCCGTGGCGCGCTCAACTTCACCGACACGTGCGTACGACGTCGGAATGATCCCTTCGCCATGAATGGCCGCCATGAGGGCGATAAGCCCCGTTGCCTCGGCCTCGGTCAAATCGCCGGTTTCGAATTCGATCTTCATTGTCAATGTGCTCCTGTTGGTGTTGACCGCCGATTGATACCGCGATATGACGGGGGCGTCAAATAGAATTTTGGAGGTTGGCGAAATGCAACATATCTATGAGAAAAACTGGCGTGCGGTTTTTGAGCACTACGAAATCCGACGGGAGACCAACGGACGCGAAATAGCATTACAACCCAAAACAAACGACGCGTTACCTGTGGGGGTGCTGAGGTTTTCTGCGATGCTCGGCGTTCAAACAATCGGCCTTGACGGTGTCGAATGACCGTTCACCTCAGACCATACCAACTTGAACTATCCGCCAGCGTCGCAAGCCTATGGGCGCAAGGCCATCGCAATGTCGTCATGGTCCTGCCGACCGGCGGGGGCAAAACCCGGATCCTATCAGCGATCGTCGAGGCGCACCGCGGCGCGTCCTGCGTCATTGCGCACCGTTCCGAAATTGTCGCGCAGTTGTCGCTTGCACTGGCGGAATGCGGCGTACGTCATAACCTGATCGCATCAAAGCGAGACAAGGACGCGATTGCGGCGCTGCACATCAAAGCGCTCGGCAAGTGCTTTTTCGACCCCGGCGCACCGTGCGCGGTCGCCAGCGTGGACACCTTGATACGCCGCAAGGATCTGGACGCGTGGGCCGCACAAGTCACGTTGTGGGTAACTGACGAAGGGCACCACCTGGTGCTGGATAACAAGTGGGACAAGGCGATCAAACGCTTTACCAACCCCAACGTGCGCGGGTTGCAGCCCTCGGCCACCATCCTGCGCGCCGACGGTCAAGGCTTGGGCCGCCCCGAGCTCGGCGGCAATGGCGTGGCCGATGCTCTGACGATCGGCCCCGAGCCGCGTTGGCTGATCGACGAGGGGTATCTGTGCGATTACCGGGTGATCGGCGCCAATAGCCACGTTGAGGAATTGCTCGGCGAGGTGGGCGCGTCCGGCGACTGGTCGACCGCGCAGCTGCGGGCCGCGACCGAGCGCACGCCGATCGTGGGCGATGCCGCCGCCACATACGCCGCCCTGAACGCCGGAACGATCCGGGGCGTTCCACCAGCGCCCAACGGACGCACGGGCATTCTGTTCGCCCCCGACGTCGACATGGCCGGCGACTTTCTGCGCGAGTTGCGAGCACGCGGCGTACGGGCCGAGCTCGTCACGGGTGAAACCGACCCGACCGTGCGGCGCAACACGTTCGCCGCCCTGGAGGCGCGCACGCTGGAGCTTGTCGTGGCTGTGGATATCGTGAGCGAGGGGACGGACATTCCCGCCCTTGAGCTTGGTATCTTCTGCCGGGCCACCATGTCGCTCGCCGTCTACATGCAGCAGTTTGGCCGCGTGTTGCGCCCGCTCATGACGCCGCAATATAAAGCCGCCCGCACGCGCGAAGAGCGGCTAGCCGCCATTGCCGCCAGCCCCAAGCCGCTGGCCTATATCATTGACCACGTCGGCAACTTCACCCGCCACGGGCCGCCCGATCGCCCGCGCCAATGGTCGCTTGTGTCGACCGCCCGCAAGCGTGGGCCGTCCGATGCAGTTGCGACGCGCTATTGTTGCGAGCCGACGTGCCTGCAGGCGTTCGAACGCTTCCGCCCATGCTGCCCGTATTGCGGTTGGGAACCGCCACCGCCGGCCGGCCGGTCAAGCCCCGACCAGGTTGCAGGCGATATGGTCATGCTGGACCCGGAAGTGTTGGCTGCGTTGCGCGGTCAGGCGGACGCGGCGGTCATGAGCCTGGACGACTACCGGGCAAAGCTTGCGGCGTCCGGTCTGCCACAACAATACATATGGAAAAACGCCAAGAGCCATGCGGTCAAGGTGCAGGCGCAAGAGGCGTTGCGTGTGGTCATGGCGGATTGGGGCGGGTATGCTAAAGCGGCCGGACTGAGCGACCGGGAGATACAGCGATTGTTCTTTGAGCGGTTCGGGGTCGATGTGCTCACGCCGCTGTCGTACGGACCGACCGAGGCGGGGCAACTCATTGAGCGGATTTTATTTGACGGGGCCGTCAAATCATTGTAGGGTGCTCACATCAACAACGCACAAGAGGTTGGCGAGTTATGCAAAAAATTCTCTACGACGTAAGAACCGGAAAGATCACAGACCGTCAGGAATATGGATCGTGCGGGTTTATCTCGTTCAATCGACTGTTGGGGGTCCTATCGGATAGCGGGGAATTCAAGCCGGGCGAGCGCATTTCTCAAATTCGCATCACCGAGCTCGGGCTGACGTTCGTGTTTGAAGGTGTCGAATGACCCGCGCCGTTCTGATCACCCTGACACTCACGCTCGGCATTCTCGGCACCTACGCCCTGACCGAGCTTGAACACCGCTATGCAATGGAGGACCGCGTGTAATGGGCGACCTTATCGCATTCCCACCGAACCGACCGCGCGGCCCGCAGCCCAAGCACCGGCTGGACGATATCCGCATGGTGCCGTTTGAAAACCAGCCGCCTGCCATCACATTGCCGGGCGAGCCGTGGCGGCTCAACGCTTACCACATGTCGCAGCTGATCGTTATTCGCGACGGTCGGCAAGTGATTGTCGGCGAGATGCAGACCGTGCGCGACGCTGCGGCGGCCGTGCAGTCCCGGGCGATCGTTGAGCTCTTGGCACGCGCCAAGTCGGGCGGGTTCCTTACGCCCGAGTACGTCACTCAAGTTATGGAAAGGTACGGACGATGACCCCTATAACCCTTGAATACCTGCGCGCATGGGGCGTCTTCGCCCGCGTTGTCGAGTTCTTGGGGGCCGTCGCGGTATGCGGCGCGCTGCTGGTGCGGGCATGGTAACGCTGCGCACTGACATCGACCAGTTGCCGCTCGACGGCAGCCACGTGCTCGTCGGCACGCTGCGCGGCGAGGTGCTTATCAGCCGGTATGTGGCCGCGAACAAGCATCATCCCGCCGGGCGCTGGTCTGGTCTCGCGTCGACCGATTGGCCGGTGGCGTGGCTGGAGATACCGGCCCACCCATACGCACCGACCAAACCGCTCGCATCCGGGGAGATCGCAAAGCCATGACCACGTACATAAACATGCGCGAGGATGGGGAGTTTGGCGAAGGCTTCACCGTGGCCATGCGTGAATTCCCGATCCGCCTTGACGATGTGATTACCGGCATTCCGTGGGACGTCATCAAGCCGCACGAAGTTCAGGCGTTGCGCAACCACCGCCGGGGGCTGGACGCGCTGGCCGAGCGCGGGGGCCTCACGCCATGCGAGGCGATGGCGGTCATTGAGGGGCGCCCATGGGAACGCATGGCCGTGACCGACGCGCGCCGTCGGCTGGCCGACTATGTGCGCGGGGCGTCCGCTGATGACGCTACGGCTGCGGCGCTGCGTGAGGCGACGGACGACATGGCCCTATGCCTGGAGGATCTGCGCGCGGCGTTGCGCATGGTCGACGACTTCCGGCAGGGAACGCAGCACCCGACACGGTGGAACCTGAACAGGCTGACCGTCACAATTGAACGGGTTGAGGCTAGGCTTAAGGAGGGGCGGCAATGATTGGTGATATCTGGTACAGGTACATCGACCTCGAGCATTGGGACAGCTGGCGCGGCCCCGACCGCAAAATCGTTCTTGTCGAGCTCGTGGTTATTGACGAGACGCCCAAGACGGTTTTGCTCGCCCGGCGCGCTCACGTGGGCAAAGACCTGCAGCCAAATTACGATTGGGTCGAGCGCAAACGCGTGCTGAAAAACGCGCGGCGTCGTTGGGCCTACCCCACGAAAGCGCTTGCCCTCAACTCGTACCGGATCCGCAAGGAATGGCAGGCCGACCGAGCGCGCCGCGTCGTCGATCGGGCCGACGCTTGCCGCGCAGCCGTTGCGATAATTGAGGGTTTGCTGTCATGACCATAGCACTGCATGAATGGGCAAAGCGTTGGGGCATACCCGCGCCGTGCCTGGCGGACCTCCTCGGGGCAATGGGTGCGGCGGATCAACCTCCCGAGCCCGCCGCACCCGCCAATACCAGCACAGAAGTCTGGACCCAATCGACCGTTGTGCTGGAAGCGCCCAAGTTCGGCGTGTTCATCACGCGCAACAACGTTGGGGCCTTGGTCGACAAGCGCGGCGTGCCGGTGCGCTTTGGCCTGTGCAATGAGAATGCGGCACGTAACAAAGCCGTGAAATCCGCCGACCTGATCGGCATTGACGGACGACCGATCGAACCGTGGGAAGTGGGCCGCCCGCGTGGTCGGATCGTATCGCGGGAATGCAAGCGGCCCGGCTGGACCTACAAGGGCGACGCGCACGAGCAAGCACAGATGGCTTGGGCAGCGTTGGTCATACGGTACGGCGGAGATGCTCGGTTTGTTACGGGGCCGGGTTCATTTTCTATTTGACGGCACCGTCAAATCGTGCGATAAAGGGTCATCAACAAAGGAGCACGTCATGTTCACTTTCACCGTTCTTAAGAAGACCCACGCCGCCGCAACGCTTGCTGAGGCTTCTGCAAAGTTCAGCGCCGCCCGCGACAAGTCGGGTCGTGGCATGCGCTCTTTCCCGGATGCCGTCGTTACGTCGGAAACCGGCGAACAGTTCCGCATTTCATACAACGGCAAGGTTTGGGCGTCGCTCGTGTGGACGCCCGGCGAAGAGCCGGTTTACTCGCCGTACGCAGCGTGAGGGGGTGGCGCCGTGACAGCCCTCTATTGCGAGATTGACCCGTTTGCTGCGGCGTGGCTGCGCGAGCTTATCAAAGCTGGCCAGATCGCGCCCGGCGACGTTACCGAAACACCCCTAGAGGATCTGCTACCCCATGACGTTGCACGATATACACAAGTCCACCTGTGCGCCGGGATTGGCGTCTGGAGCTACGCGCTACGAAATATTGGGTGGTCTGACGATCGCCGAATTTGGAGCGCGTCTTTCCCCTGCCAACCTTTCAGCGCGGCAGGCAAGGGACTTGGGTTTGCTGACGAGCGGCATTTGTGGCCCCTCGGCCTCCACCTTATCCAACAGTGTCGGCCTGACGTCATCGTTGGTGAGCAGGTTGCAAGCAAGGACGGCCTTGCTTGGTTCGAAGTTGTACAAACTGACTTGGAAGCTTCGGGCTATGCCGTCGCGGCGGTCGATCTATGCGCTGCGGGCGTCGGCGCGCCCCATATCAGACAAAGGCTCTGGTGGGTTGCCATCCGGTTGGCCGACGCCGCAAGCCCGGGACCATTTCCCGGCGCACTCCCCGGAATACATAGCGGCCAAGAAAGCGCAGGGCCACGGGATGCAGAATTTGAACGACCATGTGCAGTTAGCCACATGGAACACACCCCGAGCGACGGACGGCAGCAATGGCGGCCCGAACCAAGCGGGCGGGGCGTTACCGGCGGATGCGGCACTGGCGGGCTGGACCACCACCACCACACGGGACTGGAAGGACAGCGGGGCGGACATCAAGCCGAGGGCGGATGGATCGGAGAGGTTCGACCAGTTGCCGAGACAGGCCAACTTGGCGGGGTGGCCGACAACGGGAGCGGAGGATGCGAAATGGCGGTACTCCACAACGGAAGCGGCGGAACGCCGAGTAGCGAACGGCAAGCAAGTGAGTTTGGAGTGTGCGGCGCTGTTGACTGGCAAGGAACCGGCCCGACTAACGGCCACTGGCGAGATGCTGATTGGCTCTTCTGCCGGGATGGAAAGTGGCGGCCAGTTATGCCCGGGACATTCCCGCTGGTTAATGGGGCTGCCGCCCGTGTGGGACGACTGCGCGGTTACGGCAATGCAATCGTTGCCCAAGCGGCGGAAGAGTTCCTAAGGGCCGCGTTGGGTGACCTACTTGACGCCCCCGTCAGTTAACCCCTATAGTGCCACCACCAAAGGAGGGCCGATATGGTCAAGGTCATTGAAGACAGGGATAGCCGCATCCTCAACGCGGCGATGGGATGCGCCGAGGCTGACGGTTACCAGTGGATCACGCGCGAACAAGTGGCGGCCGCTGCAGGCGTCTCGGTAGGCACGATCAACACGGCGTACGGCACCATGCGCGAGCTCAAACGCGCCGTGCTGACCGCTGCCGTTGAACGCCGCAACCTGGCGCTGATCGCGCAGGGGTTGGCCGATCGGCACAGCATTGTGATGGAAGCCCCGGAAGCGCTGCGGCGCGAGGCGGCGGCTCATATGGTGACGGCATGAGCGACTGCCGCACCTGCAAATACAACACGTACCAGAACCTTAAGCGCTGCGACGCAGTGTCGTGTAGCCACCCTATCACGTTGGCAAAGACGCCACGCTATGAAACTGGCGACCCGGCTTGGGTAAACGCAATGACGGCCGACATGTTCGTATCGCAAATGGCGGGGTATCAGATGGACAACTGTGCAACTTGGGAGCCAAAGCAATGACTACGCGCACCAAGCTATACGCCCTGCACGTCATCGGCGCCGTTGCCATGTCCGGCACGCTGCTGGCGGTAGCCCCGCCGCTCGTCTCCACGGTTGTCGGCTTTTGGGCCGTCTATCTCGCCATGCTTGGCGCGCTCTATCTGGTCGGGTGGTTGCTCAAGGCCGGGCGTTGGGGCACGGGTTTGCGCGTACCGGCCATGCTGTTCGGTTGCGTCGTGCTGTGGCTTGGCATGACCGCGCTGGACCCGGCGGCGGGCGTGATGGCTTTGCTGCTCAGTGTCGTCAGCCTGTGGCCGCGTAAGCTTGCCCGTTAAGGTTGGGGCTCATTGCCTTCCGGCCCCGGCCGCGACCGCCGCTGCTTTGGCTCTTCAACGTCGCCTGTCAGAATCCCAACCCGTGAGCTCAACACTTCCACCTCTGTGGTCAGTCGGTTCACATCACGGCGGATCAAATCCATTTGATTGATAATAGTGTTGGACAAATTGTCGACGCGCGTATTGACGTCTCGTATTGCCGCCTCGGCCTGGTCGACCCGGTAGGGCACTATTTGCATTTGGTGCAGCTGCGCTTTCAGCGCCACCGTGTCGGCCTGCAGACCGGTCAATGTTGCCTGAATGGACGTTTGCCACGTGCCGATATACAGGCCCACGCCGATGATTGCCGCAATCGTGGGCACATTCGCCGTCAGCCAGTTGATCGTCAGTTGCGCATTCTGTTTCACGTCTTCACCCGTCATCGCGCCGTAATATCCTGCTTTTCATAAAAGCGGCTCAACCCGATAACCCATGAAGCCGCGGAAGGGTCCGACCGTGCCACGCGCTCAAGCGCATCGACAACCGACGCCGGGGGATTGCTAAGACGGGGCGCTACCGTTGCCGGCGCGCTTGCGCAGGCGGTCAACAGCGTCGTCAAGGTCAGGAGCGCGATTATCGATCGCGTCGAATTGCGCTTGCTTGTTCGCATCGGCTTGCGCCCTTTTCACGATTTCAGAATTGCGGCCAGCCTTGGCGCCCTTGAAATACGCCGCGACCATGGCAGCGATGGCCGCCCCGAGAGCGGCAAGGACGGCGGTGACGGTCATGTGGCCCAACCCCAACGCTTGGCCAGCTTCCAGGCAAAGCCCCAAAGGCCCATGGTGACGGCGGATAGTGCGACCTGAACCGCATCGGCAATCGCCGGATCCGTGAGCAGCATTTGCTGGAGTTCTTCATTCAGCCAGCCCGACGAAAAAAGAACACCGGAAAACCAAACGATAAAAATGCGCGATGCGAAAGCGACCATGGGCCATACTCCTGTTGCGTGAGCATAACCACATGGTCGTCAAAGTTGCAAGTTACTTACGGGTGAACAGCTTGGACAGTGCGGCCCATAGGGTCGGCTTGGGTACGGCAGGGGTGACGGGCGCCGGCACCAACGTGGGCTTGGGAGGCGGTACGACAGCCGCGGGCACTTGCAAGTCCAGCAGTCGGGCGCGGCCATACGCGGCGCGTACCTCGGCCAACCCGTGGTCGCCGCCGTTCCAGCGCTTGCGAATATCGGTCGTCAGGGATTTGTCGGCCATATCGTTGAGCCCCCACTTTCCCCACAAGATCAAAGCCGCCTGCATGCCGGTGTCGGCGGTGCGTAGCATGTCGGGATTGTTGACCACGTCAAGCCCCGTCTCGGCGGCAATGCGCTGGAAGTTGGCGCGTCCCGTCACTTGGCCCGGACCGGATCCGCGGAAATCCCACCCGTCGCCCGGTTGCGTGTTGCCAAGGTTCTTCCGACCCCACGCGCCGCCATAGATGGTATTGGCAATTCCGACCTGGTCGGCGCGGCGCATGGCCGTGCGGCCCAACCGCTTGGCGTCGGCCTCGCTGATGCGGTGACGACCGAATGTCTTGAGCAGGCCATCAACCGAGTAGTTGAGGCTTTCCGCCAGCTGCGTAAAGCCTCCCGTCTCGACACTCACATTTGCAAGGAACTGTGCGGCCCGTTTGGAGTTAGTAACACCGTGGCGGGAGGCAAACCGGTTGAATGCGTCGGCTATTGCGGACGTCGTCGCGTTCGGCCGGTTATGCCCCGCGATCTGCATGAGTTGCTGAACTGTGACCATATCGGCCCCTCCATAAGAGTTGCCGCAGGCTCGGCGGAACCTGCGGCCATTGTAGCGGTTGTGCATCACCTACAAGACGAACCTACCATTTCTCGCGCCCTACGGGCCGCCCTTGGTTAACAACAATCCGACCGCCGGGCCTCGCAAGGTCACGCGGTTGGGTCGGCTTGGACAGTGTAGGGGATTTGACGGGTGTGTCAATAGTGAACGGGGGCCGCAAGCGTGCCGGGTGTAAATCCGCATTCCGCCTTGACATATTGTAGCCGCGAACCCATCGGACGCGATGCGGCGCGCCGTCTTCATTTGCTTGGGGGCGGCCCCCTGCTTATAGCAAAACCGCCCCCGGTTGGCGGCGGGAGCGGTTCTGATGCGGAGCACAGTCCCATGAGGTGAGGACGGGTGCACGGTAGCTTAGGGGTTGGCGGGTGTCAATGCCTCGGCTTCCGCGACCCGCACACATGCCTTTGCGAAGTACTCGGGGTCGCGCTCAATGCAGATCCAGGACCGGCCGGATTGAATGGCGGCCACGGCGGTGGTGCCGCTGCCAGCGGTGTTGTCTAGTACGAGCTCGCCGGGGTTGGTGTAGGTGCGTATCAGGTATTCGAAGAGCGCGACGGGCTTTTGGGTTGGGTGAAATTTGCCAGTCTGCGCGCTTTCATATTTCAAAATGCTTTGCGGGTATCCTGTATATTCGGATAGATTTTCTTTCCCGGCTTTGCCGTAGTTGTCCCCGCTGGTGGTGCGTTTATTGACCTTGGGAGCGTACACCAATCCTTGCGGGTTATAAGTTTCTTTTTCCCGAGCAAAAATCAAAACGTCTTCGTGTCTTTGCATCGGGCGGATTTTTGCGTTCAGATGGCCGACCGGCCGCACCTTGTCCCATATGAGGGAATACCGCAGCCGCTCAACGCAACTAGCTCCAAGCACCGTTGTGAACGGTTGCGCTGCGGTCAACACCGCCGGGCCGTTCGACTTGAGCAGCCGCCAATACTCGCCCCACAACGGCCCGAGCGGCAAGACACTATCCCACTTGTTCTGCGTCGCCCCATACGGCAGGTCGCACAGAACCATGTCGACCATACCGGCAGGCAGCGTGGCCATGACGTCGAAGCAATCGCCAAGGAAGAACACCCCGGTTCGGAATTGGACGGCCTCAACCATTGAATTGGCTCCGCGTCGTCTCTTCCAGTCCCACGCTTTGCGCCTTGCTGTACGCCGCCGCCACCGCCGCCGCGTCTGTCAAGTTGCTCCAGGCGATCGACCCGACCTTGCAATATAGCCGGGGCTTGTTGTTGTCGGGCGACACGACATTGTTTACCCGGCCGTTCGCTAGGGCCGGGTGCCAGTCGTAACCTATGGACTTCATCATGTCGCGGCGCTTGTTCGGCGGTACGTTCATGCGCTTGCGGGTCAACAGGTCGTCCAGCTTTGTCGAGGATACCCACCCGCCTGCAAAGCCCGGCTGGCCCTCTTCGATCGCCTCAATCACTTCCTGTTCGGCGCGACCCAACCCGGCTTTGATCGCCGCTAGCGTGCTCGATGTTTCAGGCGCCTTAACCCGATCGTAAGCCGATGACAGTGCGCGAGTGTGCAAATAATGCGCCATGACCCGGAAACCATAATCCCGGCCAAGCTCGGCATATGCGTCCGTGCCGGCAAACCAGCTATAAAGATCACCCAAATACCTGCTATCCATACCCGCCGCCCACATTTTTTGGGTTTCCTGGTACGCATAGAAAAATGGCGCATACCGACGTTCCCCCTCAAGGATCGGCAATCCCGCCTGGTCGTTTGACGTGAACAACCCGTTCGCCCGGTTGTCACCCGTCACCTGCTCTTTGCCCTTGGCTTCAATGTCAATCGTGCGGTTGGTCACAGTGGGTTTGAAGCCCTCGAGGAATTCCCGGCGGTCCCGGCCGTACACCTCGTCAAGCGCGATAAACAGCTTGTTCTCTATCCAGCCGTTAAAGTTGCTGCTGCCCGCCACCAGCTTGCGCGTGTTGACCTCGTGGACATATTCGCTACCGAGCGCGTGTCGCATGATCGTCACCCACGTGGTCTTGAATGAACCGCCTGCGCCGACCAGCACCGGCCACCACTGCACCTTGACGCCCGGGTTTTGTGCGCAGTCGGCAAAGTATGAAAGCAATATCTCCAGGTCATCGCCGACCGGCAGCATGCGGCGCATATGCGTGAGGAACTTTGACGGGTCACCGTCCACAAGTGACAGCTTGGGCCGCACGTACATGTTGAGCAGGTTTCGCCGACCCTCCTCAATTATCCGGTCGTCAGGTTGTTCCGGCCTGAAACACATGCCGTCCACAATGGGCAGCCGGTACGCCTCGTTGGTCATGAGGGCTTCCCACGCGCTCGTTGTCTTGCGGCGCCCGTCAATCGCCGGGTTCCATACCGGGCCGTTGTGTTCGGCGTCAAAGCCCGCCTTGCCGAGTAGTCGCCCGTCGCGCGTCATGATCTTGTCGACGCCATGCACGAACACATACCCGTCAAACAGCATCGGCAGGTCATGGTTGAAGATTACCCGCCCAAGCAGATCCGGGTGGCCTGCGTGAATACCCGGCGTAACCTCGGCCGGTGGCGCGATTGGACGCGCTGCCGTGGCCGGTGCGGCGTACACGCCTTTAACGAACCGAACGGCGTTCATAATGGTATCCGCCAGCCACTCGGGCCGGTCGTCCCACTTGTCGCGCGTGAGCGAGCTCGCCCGCATCATGCGCTCTATGCGTTCGCAGTTCTTGCCGGTCCAGAAGGCCAGCGCATTGGCCAACGCCTGGTCAGCACTCGACGCGTCATAACCGCCCGCACCGTTGCCCGGGTAGCGCGCCGCCAGCACCTCGGCGTTCGCCGTCCATAGGTCGCTGAACCGTACAGGCGCCGCCCCGTCACCGAACGCAGCCGCAGCACTGGCCGCCGGTTCCGATCGCATGGCACGTGCAAGCAACTCGCTGTCATCGTCAGGCCCCGACCACTCGGCCACCGGCTCGGTCGTCCAGTCCAGCGGTGCGCCGGCCGCCACCTTGAGCGGGTCGAAGTATTGCGCTACCGCAGCCGCCAGCGGGTCGTCCATGAGGGCCGAGGCGTCGCCCATGGCGTTGGTGCCGGTCAGCGCTACGAAACGCTCCTGCGTGTAGAGTTCAAGGCCAAGCGGAACGTTTTTCTTCCGGTGCTCGGGCTGCGCGGAATACATGCCGATAATGTGCAGGCCGGTGCCTGATTGGGACACCTCGACCGCTGCGCCCGCGAACCGGGCGCAAAGCTCTTGTGCAAGCTGTGACCATTGGCCAGCGTGCAGCGCCTTGTCCACGTCGAGGAAAAAGAACGGGTCCGACGAGGTGAAGACAAACCCCACGCCCATGCCAGTTGCCGAGGCGTATTTGACGGCGTCGTCATAGCTGGACCATTCTGCCGGATTGGTGCTGCTGGCTTTGCCGCCGTGGATGGGGCTGTACGGCATCTTGGCGGGCACCTCGACGCCGTTGCGTATGGTGGGCTCAATGCGCCAGGCGACCCATTGCGGATAGAGTGTCAGGGGGGCAAGCGGGGACGTGCGGAAGTCCATTGTGTTCCTCAATATGTTGACGAGCGTCGAAGCGCGTGGCATAAAGAGGGTGTTCCTGTGCCTCTATATTTTGGTGCGCTTTGAAGCCCGGTGGTGAAAACTGCCGGGCTTTTTCGTTTCCGGCGGCGCTGTATTTATCGCGCCGTTCTGTATGCACTGTCAATACCCCCGGACCACCCCGCATATGGGGTGTACCAATTGCGTAATGTTATCAGCCGCTTAGAGCGCGATACCCCGAACACCCCGAATACCCCGGATAGCGTAACTCTCATACATGTGCATGTGCGAGCGCATGTGCGTAGCGAGCGTGTGCGTGCAACACACGTAATATCATATTATTAGGGGTATTAGGGGTATAGAAGAATAAGTATAAGAATATAAAGGGTTTTTAGCACCCCCAACGTGGAGGGTAAATGCGGGGAAGTACGGGGTTATTGACGGACGGCCCTTGATTGTGGCTATGTGAGGCATGCGCAAGTTAACGGAAAAGCAAGAAAAATTCGCCCAAGCGGTCGGGATTGAGGGGGTTTCCCAGTCCGAAGCGTACCGGCGCGCGTATGCCGCTGATAAAATGAGCGAAAAGGACGTATGGGTGGCAGCAAGCATGCTCGCAAAGCATGAGAAGGTTTCGCAAAGGATTGCCGAGCTCAAGGCCGAACGCGTGGACAAGGTCGTGGCGGCATCAACGTTCGACGTCAAAAAGCTCCTCGAAACCTACCTGGCCATTAGCTTTGTCGACCCCAACGAGCTTATCCAGATGCGCGTCGGCGCATGCCGCCATTGTTGGGGCGAGGGGGGCGGCTACCATTGGAAGGAACGCGAATACGTCGAGGCGCTGGCGGAATGGGAGCGCAAGCCGGACGGCCCGATGCCCGACATAGGCGGCGGCTTCGGATACCGCCACACGGCCGCCCCTAATCCCGAGTGCGTCGAATGCGAGGGGGAGGGCATCCCGCGCACCAGGATCATGGACACCACTCAACTGTCGCCCGGTGCCAAGCTGCTGTATCAAGGCGTCCAGCAGACGCGCGACGGCGTCAAGATCCTGTTCGCCAACAAGGACAAGGCGCTTGAGCAGATTGGGCGGATCCTCGGCGCCTTTGACGACAAGATGCGCGTTGACCTGACCGGCCGGGTTGCTGACCTGCGGCTGGTGACAGACGATCCCAAGGAAGCCGCAGAGGCGTATTTGAAGATGGTGAGCGGCAAGGCTTGACGGCGGCGTCAAATGGTGGCAGGTTATAGGCTAGGGGCAACCGGTTACGCGTGACGGACGGCTGGTGTCGGAAACGGGCGAATGTCGATCGCCATGCTCCTACAAATTTGGAGGTTGGCGAAATGCGGGTATGGTCGAAATTCACCAAAAGGCGTGGCACCGCGACGAACCTAAAAGGGCGCTCGGTTTGGGTTGAGTGGGACGACGGACAAGAATTCTGGGCGTCTGTCGGGGTTCTCGTTTTCCGCGTCCCCTGCGGCCGCCGTGTCGTGACCAATGCAGCGTACAATTGACCGCTATTTGCTGCTCGAAGTTCACCACCACCCCGGCCCCTACAATGGCCGTCTGCGCGAGATGCAGCGGCTGGAGGCGCTGGGGTTGGTATGGCACGATGGGCGCGGGTGGGTACTGACGGATAAGGGAGTTGGCGAGATGGACAACCCGGCACGAGATTACATGACGACCCTTGAGGGGCGGATTAACGAGTTGATCGGAGAGCGTGACGCGCTTCAGGCGGTCGTTGTCCAGCAGTGCGAAGCGTTGGCCGACACGGTCCCCGCGCACAAGCTCGAGGAATTGCAAGAGGACTTCGAACGACTGCGCGACGCCGTCCGCACCATGTTCCTGAACGTGTTCGACACGCGCGAACCGAGCGGCATGGACTGCCGGGCACGGGAGCTCGACATGCTTGACCTGATTGCGGAAATGGCGAGGTATGAAGGATGATGCACAGCGACTGGTGGGATTGGGCCGTATGGGCCGACCGCTTGGGACACGTGGCGATCGGCCGGGCCTACTGGTCGACGAGCCGGGCGGGGCGTACCATGTACGTTGCGCGGTTTGAGGTGGAAACGATCGGATTGGATGGGGTCGAGTGATGGGCTATCAAACGCTGATACCTTGCGTAGAGTACGTGCACGGGCCCGACCATGAATGGCCACGCGTTAATAGCGCTAAGCAAGCGCAGGCAATGCGGCGTGTTGCTGAACGTGGTTTGGTTTGGGATTTTCGCAAGCCTGACGACCAGATTGCCGCGCTCGTCGAGGTCGGCGCGATCCCGTATCGCGAGCGGTACGAGAGGCGGCACATCGCATGAACGTCTTACTGCGATTTCTTTGCTGGTTTGGGCTGCATAAACGCCCCCGTCATGGTGGCGCGTTGCGCCCCGGGTACCCGCGATACGGCGGGTGCCAGCGTTGCGGGAAGCCATCCGATTGACTGACCCCGCATTCAATTGGCGTGATCCCGACTACGTCCAGGTGTTCAAAGCCCGGCTGGAACGGCTGCAACGGCTGCGCGAGCGGCCCGAGCTCCTGCCCGGCGTGCGCGCCTGGTATCGGGACAACCCGGCCGACTTCATCAACGATTGGGGCGTAACGTTCGATCCCCGCAACACCGACGTAGGGCTGCCTGCGATCGTGCCGTTTATCCTGTTCCCCAAGCAGCGCGAATGGATTGAATGGGTCGTTGAGCGTTGGAAGTCCCGCGAGCCCGGCATTACCGAAAAAAGCCGAGATGCCGGCGTGTCGTGGCTATCCGTGTCGCTCGCCTGCACGCTGTGTCTGTTCCATACCGGTTTCGGCGCGGGCTTCGGATCGCGCAAAGCCGAGTACGTCGACAAGCTCGGCAGCCCCAAGAGCCTCTTTTGGAAAGCGCGCGAATTCATCAAGCGGCTGCCACCAGAGTTTACAGGCGGGTGGGACGAACGGCGCGACAGCGTCGAAATGCTGATCAAGTTCCCCGCCACCGGATCGATTATCACAGGTGAGGCGGGCGACGGGATCGGGCGCGGTGACCGACAATCCATCTATTTCGTCGACGAAGCGGCGTTCCTCGAGCGACCCCAAAAGGTCGACGCGTCCCTGTCGCAAACGACAAACTGCCGCATCGATATCAGCACCCCCAACGGCATGGGCAATTCGTTCGCGCAGAAGCGCTTTGCCGGTCGCATCAAGGTGTTTACGTTCCATTGGCGCGACGATCCGCGCAAGGACGACGTTTGGTATGCCAAGCAGCAGGCCGAGCTTGACCCCGTCTCGCTCGCGCAGGAAGTCGATCTATCGTACACCGCCAGCGCGTCCGGCATCCTCATTCCCGGCGCATGGGTGCAAGCGGCGATCGACTGCGACAAGAAGCTCGGCATTCAGTTCAGGGGCAAGCGCGCCGGCGCGCTTGACGTGGCAGACGAAGGTATCGATCTCAACGCCTTCTGCAGCGGCCAAGGCATGCGCGTGGAGAACGTTGAAGCTTGGAGCGGCAAGGGCGACGACATATTCGGCACGGTGCAGAAGGCGTTCAGCATCTGCGACGACGAGAACCTGGACGAATTCTGGTACGATGCGGACGGCCTCGGCGCGGGCGTGCGGGGTGACGCGCGTGTGATCAACGACGCGAGGAAGCGGAAGGTGAAGGTCGAGCCGTTCCGCGGGTCCGGTGCGGTTCACAAGCCAGACGAACCGATACCCACAGCCAACCCGCAGACCGCCGAGGACCGACGCAACGCGCGCAAGAACGGCGATTACTTCCTGAACGCCAAGGCGCAAGGCTGGTGGAATTTGCGCGTCCGGTTCCAGCGCACCTTTCGCGCGGTCGAGGCAGGCGACCTTGGCCACTATGCGGTCGACGACCTAATTTGCCTCAATGGGTCCATGCCCGCGTTGGCTAAGGTTATCATGGAATTGAGCCAACCCACGTACGAGCAGACGACCGCCGGCAAGATCCAAGTCGTCAAAGCGCCGGACGGGACGAAGAGCCCCAACTACGCGGATAGCATCATGATCCGCTACGCGCCGCGCCGGGGGTCGTTCCTCGACGCCATAAAGTAGTTGACGGCTGCGTCAAATCGCGTATGGTGCCGCTAGAGGTGACGCGCGGACGATTTGAGCCAAGGAAGCGCGCAGCAATCCGGGTGGAGCGACCGGGCCTCTAAGTTTGGAGGTTAGCATGTCCAAGAAAGTTGTAAAAGCGTTGAACGCACTTCGCGATCGGGCGGCGCAATGCGAGCCTGCGGCTGTCGAAGAGTACCGCGCATTGTGGGCGTACCTGTGGAACGATCGGCGCGCGGCCCTTGGCGTGTCCTGCAAGTGCATGGAAGACGTGCGCGCCTTGGTGCTGGGGTTCCTGGCGGATGGCGTGCCGGTCGATACAACGAAGATGGTTGCACTGGAATTTATGAAAGGAGTTGGCAAACCATGAAAAAGTGGCTGAAAGAGAACTGGGACGCGTTGACCTATGCGGACGCCGCCGTACGGCTCGCCGTAACGACCCGGCCAGAAGTGTTGGAAGCTATCCACGCTGACGCCAAAAAGTCGTTCGAAGAACGTTACGGAGATGCGGAACGCGCCGAACTGCAAGAAAAATATTTCCCGGGCGTGGCACCCCCGCGCGTACTGCCCGCGACCGAGCAGCTGCGCACCAACCTGGAGAAAGCCGCGACCGCTTACCTGCAGCGCGAACAGACCTTGCAACGCGAGATAGCCGACCGTGAGGCCGAGCTTGCCGACGTGCGCCGGGCGCGTGATGCGGCGACGGCGGGGCTGCTGGAGTTGGAGGGGGTGCCGGACCTCGGGGTCACCGTTGAACAGGGGCCGCACGGGACTATGATCGTGCCGACCGAACCGCGCGTCGTCGAGAACGTTAGCGTAGAAGCGGCGTCAGGCGAACAGCTTGACGCGCTTGGCCGCCTCTATGACGTGATCCGTCGACAGGGCTCCGACGAGCTTGAAGCCGACAGCACATACCGCGCTCGTATCAAGGCGGAACACCGTCGCCGGGCTGCGGGTTGGGGAGGTACGGAATGACTAAGCCAACCCTCTTCTACACCCTCAAACGCAACTGGTACGCAGGCGGCTTTGAAATCATGCGTGTGACCAGTGAGCGCAAACGCTGGACCGATAACGCTCCAACCCACTACTATGGCTCGCAAGACAGCGGCCCGACCCATTGCCGCGCCGATCAATGCACGGGACGGTTCGACACCGAGCAGGAAGCCCGCGCCGTCGTCGATCGGGTCAAGCGGGTACGCGAGCAACACGCCGCAAACCATGCGTACCTGACGCACGCGCGGAACCTGGCAGAGAAGGCCGAGCGCGAGGCAATCGCGGCGGTCGTGGCGGGGCTTGACCCCGAGGTGCCGCCCAACCCGGCCGACTTGCTGCGCGACGCCGTGCGCAAAGGGCCCGACCAGTGCAGGAGGCTTGCAAGCTATGGGAATTGATAAGGCCCCCGCGCCCCAACCGAATGTGACGTTCACGGATGAGAAAATTACTGCGGTTGCTAGGGCGATGCAGACCGAAGCGCTCAACTTTTTCAATCCGGTAGAGCACTACGTGGGGTCTGAGGCTGGGATAAGACGACGAAAGGAAGACCCGGATTTTGACCCATATGATAGTGTAGAGCTCATGGAAGAATTGAGCCTTGAAAGTTGGAAGATCCTAGCCCGCGCCGCACTGAACGCCGCGGCAGGTGATTGACGCGCCGCGCCGCCCGTTGCATAGTCACGCCATGAGCATTTGGCCTTTCTCCCGCCAGCGTTCCAATGGGGCGCCGACTGAACCCCCGGCACCACAACGCCGGGGGGCTTTTTTGACGGCACCGCAGGACCCGGCGCACGACAGCGCTGTGCTCGCCCGGTTCAACAAAGCACTGGCGGCCGGTCTCGCTCCTGCCGGTATCGCGATGGACGACAGCACCGGCATTCCCCCGCAGTTCAAACAAGCAATCGTTGAAGTTCCCGAAGCCCTGCTCGCTTGGTACGCGTCGCAGCGCTTTATCGGCTACCAGACGTGCGCGATGATTTCGCAGCACTGGCTTGTTGATAAAGCTTGCACCATGCCCGCCCGTGATGCGATCCGCCATGGGTTTGAGATCGGCGCATATGGCGACAGCGAGACGGTCGAACTGTCGGACGACCAGCAGACCGACATTGTCGAGCGACTGAAGCGCGCCGACCGCCGGCACCAGTTGTTTCGCAACCTGTCCGAATTCGTGCGCATGGGCCGCGTGTTCGGGATCCGCGTTGCGTTCTTCAAAGTTGAGAGCGAAGACGACCGGTATTATGAACTGCCGTTTAACCCCGACGGCGTCACGCCCGGTTCGTATAAGGGGATCGTGCAGGTTGATCCGTATTGGTGCATTCCGCAGCTGTCCGGCGAGAGTGCTTCCGACCCCACGAGCATGCACTTTTACGAACCCGAATGGTGGTTGATCCGCGGGCAGAAGTTTCACCGCTCGCACCTCATGATCTTCCGCACGGGCGAACTGCCGGACGTGCTGAAACCGATGTACATGTATGGCGGGGTGAGCATCCCGCAGCGTATCTATGAGCGCGTGTATGCGGCCGAGCGCACGGCGAACGAAGCGCCGCAGCTAGCCATGACAAAGCGCACGATGGTGCAGAACACCGACCTGACCGCCGCATATACCGACACCGACAAAATGGTGAAGCACATGCAGGCGTTTGCGTATTATCGGGACAACTACGGCGTTAAGCTGGCCGACACGGAAGACACCGTGACGCAGTTCGACACGAGCCTGGCCGACCTCGACGCCGTTATCATGTCCCAATACCAGATCGTCGCCAGCGCGTCCGGCGTACCCGTGACCAAGCTGTTCGGCACCAGCCCCAAGGGGTTCAACGCAACGGGCGAATACGACGCGCGCAGCTACCACGAAGAGCTCGAGACTATCCAAGCGAACGACCTGACCGACTTTGTGAACCGTCACCACATGCTTGTCATGCGCTCGGACGTCGGCCCGGCGCTTGGGCTGGACCCGCGGGCCGTGCGCGTGGAAATCGACTGGAACCCGGTCGACAGCCCGACCGCCAAGGAATACGCAGAAATCAACAAGATCAACGCCGAGACGGACAACGTACTGGTGACGATCGGCGCGATTGACGCCATCGACGCGCGCAACCGGTTGCGGAACGACAACAACAGCGGTTACACTGATCTGGCCGACCTAGACGCGCCGGCAATACCGGACGGGGACGACCCGCTGGACCTGGAGGGCCTGCTCAATGGTCAAGAAAGCACGCAAAGCCCGCCTGTCGCCGACGCGTAAGCTTTGGGCCGAGCAGCGCGGCGACGATGGCCACGAGTTTGACGGCACGCCCCTAAATCCCCCTGACGTCATAGAGGCAAAGCTCAACGCCGCATTGCGCGACATGGTCGAGCGCATGCAGGCCACGACGGTGCGCGAGTTGCGCCGCCTCTACAAGACCAGCGCAGCGCGTGAGGCGGGGCTCGCTATGGACGCGTCATTTGCCAGCATGGCGGCGCGCCTGGTGCGCGAGCTGACGAAGCGGTTCACGGCGCTATTCACCGACAAGGCGGGCGGGTTGGCCGAGGCTTGGGCGCACGGTATCAGCAAGCAGGCGGCCGTCGGTCTGCAGGGGTCGCTCAAGAAAGCGAGCGGGGGCGTTACGCTGCGCACGGACGTTGTGAGCGGCGCGGTGGCCGATGTGGTCAAAGCGTCAATCAAATCCAACGTTGCGCTTATCCGGTCCATCCCGCGCGAATACTTCCTGGAGATTGAAGGCGAGGTTATGCGCTCTATCCAGTCGGGCCGAGGCATGGCGGATCTGCAGCCGTTCCTTGAGAAGCGCGGCAACATCACCAAAAAGCGCGCGGCGTTGATCGCCCGCGACCAGACGAGCAAAGCAACGACCGCGATCAACCGGGCGCGCATGCAGGGCCTCGGCGTTCGCAAATTTAAGTGGCTGCATTCCGGCGGCGGGAAAGAGCCGCGCCCGTTGCACAAGAACGTGCTTAACGGTAACGTGTATTCCATGGACGACCCACCCGTGATCGACGATCGCACGGGCGAACGGGGTTTCCCTGGTCAGCTAATCAACTGCCGGTGTCGCATGGTGCCGGTGATCGAATTTAAAGCGGAGGCTGCGTAATGTTCAGCGACGAAGAGGCCCGAATGATGAAAGCCGCCGTGTGGATCATGGGCGGCGCGTTGGTCGGTTTTGGCGTTCTGATCGGTTGGGCGCTACTGTGACTCACGCAATGGACCGCGCCCAAAGCGCCCGCAAGTACGACCTGAACGGCTGGTTTGAGGTTCCAAACAACCCGATCAGCAAAGAGGGCATCTTTCCCTACAGCGGCGCGCAGGTCGGGGCGCCCGACGCCGAGCGCATTTATCGCGTGTATCGCCCAGCGGAAGAGCTCGGCCACGAAGAGGCTTTGGCGTCCTTCCGCCTCCTGCCGATCATCGACGACCACACGATGTTGGGCGAGGGCTTCACGCCTGCGGACGAGGCGGGCGTGTCGGGCGTAATTGGGGAAAACGTGCGGTTTGAAAACGGCACGCTACTGGCCAACCTCAAGATTTACGACGGCGCACTTGCTCAAAAGATAAAATCCGGTAAAACTGAGCTATCCTGTGGATACCGGTGCGTGTACGACTTCACGCCGGGCTTTTGGAACGGCCAGCCTTACGACGCTGTGCAGCGCCAAATTCGCGGCAATCATCTTGCACTTGTAGACGAAGGGCGTATGGGTCCAGGCGTTCGCGTCATGGATCATATGGTTTTCACGGCCGACGCAAAGGAGATTTTGCCCGTGGACGAAGAACTGAAAAAGGTGCTCGACGCCATGGCCGCCACGGTCAAGGATCTGAGCGATCGCATGGCCAAGCTGGAAACCCCCGCAGCCGATGAAGACAAGCCCGCGACCGAGGAACCGGCCAAGGACGAAGACATGGAAGCCGAGGCGGAAGTGTCGGAAGACATGGAAGAGCCGGCCAAGGACGGCGATTACAAGGCCATGGACGCACTGACCAAGACGGTCAAGGCTCTTGCCGCCAAGGTCGACAAGCTGGCTTCGAAGCCGGTCATGGACGAAGCCGCCGTTGTGGCCACCCTCGCCGACAAGACCGATCTGGCCAACCGCCTCGCGCAGCACGTCGGCGTTTTCGATCATTCGAAGATGACCCACGCCCAGGTCGTGGCCTACGGTGTCGAAAAGCTGGCCCTCAAGGTCAAGCCGGGTGGTGAAGCCATTGCGCTCGACGCGGCCCTGCAGGTCAAGGCCAAGCCGACCGCTGCCGCCGCCATGGACGCAGCCAATCAGGTGTCGCCGCTTCGTGCGTCGATCGCCAAGTACAACGAGGGCAAGTGACATGCCGTTTCAGACCACAGTAGACAATCAGATCGGTTTCGGCGTCGTCGGCGAAATCTACCTCGACGGCCCGACCCGCGCGCAGCCGGCGAAGCTGGACAGCGCCGACCCGGCCAACAACGTGGTGGGCCGTGCTTTCACGGTCAGCGGACAGGGCACTGCGTCTTTCGAGACGTCGGCGGATCCCAAGCCCATCACGGTTGCGGCGGGCGGTACGGGCGTATTCGCCGGTATCCTGGCGCTCCCCAAGAACTACGTGCTTCGCGGCACCGTTGCCGGCGGCACGCTTGCGTCGTCGCTGACGTTGCCCGATGAAAGCATTGTGGAGCTCGTGCAGCAGACCGCCGGCATCATCGTGTCCGTGTCCACGGCGTACTCGGTCGGCGATTGGGTCTGGTACAACACCACGACCGGCGCGCTGCAGACCACGGCGCCTGGCGCATCCGCACCGGCCGGGACCGCCCGTGTCCCGAATGGCCGGGTCGCCCGCTTCGAAAGCGCGGCGGCTGGTCTGGCCGTTATCGAACTTGACGCGATCGCGTAAGGAGAGGCTTGAATGTCGAAATCCGTAACCCAAATCCGGCAGCACTTCGCGGCCTCTACCATGATCCGGGGGCCGTTCGTCATGGCCGCCGACCAGGTCGAGGACTTCGCGGCGCTTGCCGACCTCGGCATCAACCTTTCGCCGCGTGACGTTGCCGATATGGCCCGCGCCGTCGGCATGGCTATGGACGCCAACACCCTCACGCCGACCATTCAGCCCGGTACGATTTCCACGCCGGCACAGTTCCTGCAGAACTGGTTGCCCGGTCTGGTCCGCACGATCACCGCCGCCCGTCGCATTGACGAACTGATCGGCATGACCGTGGGCGGTTCGTGGGAAGACGAAGAAGTCGTCCAGCAGGTTCTGGAGCCGACCGGCAACCCGCAGCCGTACGGCGACGCCAACAACATTCCGCTGGCGTCCTGGAACAACAGCTTTGAGCGGCGCACCGTCGTCCGCTTTGAGCTCGGCCTCAACGTTGGCCGTCTCGAGGAAGCCCGCACGTCGCGTATTCCGAACATCAACAGCCCAGCCGAGAAACGCGCCGCGGTTGCTGTTGCTCTGGAAATCCTGCGCAATCGCGTCGGCTTCTATGGTTATATCAGCGGCGCGGGCCGTACGTTCGGTTTCCTGAACGACCCGAACCTGCCGGCATACGTCACTGTTGCAGCCACCGGAACCGGCTCGTCGACCCTCTGGAGCACGAAGACGTTCTTGCAGATCACGGCTGATATCCGCACCGCCGTTGCGGCCCTGCAGACGCAGTCCGGCGACAACATCGACCCGGAACGCACGGCCATGACCATGGGCCTCGCGACCAACCGCGCGCAGTACCTCACGGTTACGTCCGATTTCGGCATCTCGGTGCGCGATTGGATGCGGCAGACCTACCCCAATCTGCGGGTGGTCACGGCGCCGGAACTGAACGCGGCCAACGGCGGCGCGGCGGTCTTCTATCTCTACGCCGACAGCGTGCCGGACGGCTCGAGCGACGGCGGTCGTACGTTCGACCAGATCGTACCGGCCAAAATGCAGTCGCTCGGCGTGGAACAGCGCGCCAAGTCGTACGTTGAGGATTACACCAACGCGCTTGCGGGCGTCATGCTCAAGCGTCCGTGGGCAATCGTCAGATACTCCGGCATCTGAAAAATAGAATTAAATAGACAAGCCCCGCAAGGGGTGTTAAGCTCCCCAGGTCATTAACTTGGGGAGCTTTTTCATGCGTCAAATTTTCTTTGTGTACCTACTGGTTTTCCGAACGAAAAATTTTACGTCGGCATGAGCCGGACAGACGCGAAGGGCCTGTACACAGCGCGTTTTCTTAACCACCGCCGGGACGCTAAGAAGGGCAAGGATTTGCCGGTTTACCGAGCCTGGCGCAAACATGGCGAGCCTCGATTTCACGTAATTTCCGAGCATGGAAATCGCGAAGAATGCGCGGTTGCGGAACGCGCGGCAATTGATCTTTTTGACGCCCTGAACCCCGCAAAGGGGTATAATTTGACCGAGGGCGGGGGAGGAATGCACGCGCCTAAAGGGTCGAGAGTTCACGTCGTCATGACGGAAAAGGTATGGGCTAATCCAGAGCGCAACGCCAAACTATCTAAAGCACTAAAGGGGCGTGCGCCCGCGGCTGAAACGATCGCAGCCTATCGTGAATGGCTGGACGCTGGTGGGCGGGAAATTCGCTCCGAACAGTCTAAGCGTAGATGGGCAAAACCCGGCATGCGGGACCACATGAGCGCAAAAACTAAAGCGCAGATGACGCCCGAGGTTCGCCAGCACTTGAGCCGCATACATACCGGGCGGCCGGACCCACGCAGTGATGCCGGTAAGCAAGCGCAACGCGAGAAAAATCGCGCATATCTCGCCACTCCAGAAGGAAAAGCAAGCGCTCGGCGTGGGTACGACGCATGGGCCGCAAACCCCGACAACATCGCAACAAACCGGAAAGCCTTGGATGGGTGGCGCGCGTCCGACGAAAACCGGCGGAACTGTCAGCGCATGGCCGCGTTAGCTGCAGAGAAATGCCGCCGGGGTGTCGAGGATCTGGAAACCGGCATTGTTTATGCGTCGCAACGCGAAATGGCGCGGGCGCTTGGGCTGTCTGACGGGGCCGTGAGCTTGCGCGTGAAGAACGGCAAAGCCCGGCGCGTTGACCCACCCGTCAAACCAGAGTAGGTTTCAGCGTCTGACCAGATAGCCCATAGGAGGGGCCACATATGAAATACGTATTCAGCACGCTCACCGCGTCCAACACCTACACGAAGACCGTTCCAGGCGGGGGCGACATGCCGGTGACCGAACGCGCCGTGACCATCAAGGGCGGTTCGAACCTGCCGAGCAAGCATATGCTGACGTCGATCGGCTACATGACCGAGGTGACCGACGAGGACTATGAATGGCTCGCGCAGCATCCCGTATTCAAGCTGCACATGGAAAACGGGTTCATCAAGGTTGAGAACAAGAAGGCCGACGCCGAGAAGGTCGCCACGGAAATGGAAACCCGCGACCAGTCGGCCCCGCTCGTCGATGCGGACTTTGACGCGCCGCCGGCCGGGGTTAACACCGACGGTCTGGAGGGGTCTTTCAAGCCGACTGCCGCAGCCGAGGACGACGACAAGCCCGCGAAGGGCCGGAACAGCCGGAAGGCATAGCAACGCTGCTGGTGCGTTATGCGGATCCGCGCCGGACGGGTCGAAACTGCAGCATCCGGTTCACTTGCCCCACGCCCAACGGCCCGCTATCATGCGGGCCGTTATCATTTGGAGCGCACCGCATGGCCGAGCACACTTTTGACGTCACAACGTTCCGGCTGCTTTATCCGGCGTTCGCTAACACGACCACCTTCCCCGACGTCTATCTGTCCGCGCAGTGGACCGCCGCAACCGCATATATCCTCAAGTACGACACGTGTCTGTTGGGCGGCGAGCAGTTGCAACTTGCGTTGAACCTCATGACCGCGCATCTGGTGCAGATCAACGTGCTGCTGGCGAACGGCGGCGTAACGCCCACGATCGGCGTGCTGACCTCGGCCACCATTGACAAAGTCACAATCACCAACATGCCGCCGCCCGCAACGAACGGCTGGGAATACTGGCTTGCAACGACGCCGTACGGCTCGCAGCTTTGGGCGCTCCTGCGCGCGGCCGCGAACGTCGGGCCGTACATCGGCGGGTTGCCCGAGCGCGCCGCATTCCGCAAAGTCGGGGGGCTGTTCTAACATGGCCACCGTCACGCTTAATCTGCCCGACGCGGAAAACGAAGTGCTGGAGAAACTGGCCGAGGCCAAGGGTATGTCGAAAACCGCCGTGCTGCGGCAAGCCATCCGCCTTTATCAGCTGGTCGATGCGAAAGGCACGTGCCTGCAGGTTGACGGCGAACGCAAGCTTTTGGTGGTGCTGTGACCGTGCGGCGCGAAGGCCCCGGCACGGCCAAGGTGCTCGCCGCGATCAAGGGGCTCGACGGCCTGGAAGGTAAAACCGGCTGGTTTGAGACGGCGCATTATCCCGACGGCACGGCTGTGGCGTACGCGGCCACGATCCACGAGTTTGGCACGCCCCGCATTCCCGCCCGTCCGTTCGCGCGGCCCGCTGTTGCCGATCATGGGGGCGAATGGATCCAGTTGCTCGGCGAGGGCGCCAAGGCGTCGTTGAATGGCGGGCCGGCCCCCGAGCAGGTGCTTGAAATGGTCACGCTGGCGGCTGCGGGTAATGTGGCGGAGAAGATCCAAGCCGTCACGTCGCCGCCGCTGTCGCCCGTCACGGTCGCCCGCAAGGGCTTCGACAAACCACTGGTGGATACCGGGCAGATGTTGCAGAGTGTGACGGGCAAAGTGGAACGCACTTGACGCGACCGTCAAATAAGCTATGGTGGGGCCGGCACTTACAAAAGGAGTTGGCCCCATGAAATACACCATTCACAAAGTTGGCGGCGGATACCGCGCCGACGAACAGCTTTTGGAATTCCTCAACGCGTTGCCGGGCACCACCCGCGTGATTTCGGTCGAAGCGGGGCGTTACGGAAAGTGGCACGGTTTGGACGAAGAAAACGAGCACGGATACAAGCTCATTCTTTGCGACGAGGGGGTCACGTCATGAAAACACACAAGCTCAAGACGCTGCCCGTTTACTTTGACGCTGTGCAGCGCGGCGACAAGACTTTCGAAATTCGTAAGAATGACCGAGATTTCCAAGCGCAGGACACGTTGGTGTTGCGCGAGTGGGATCCGGCGTTGGTTACGAATAACCCGCCGTGGCCGATCGGTTCGCGCCCCGTTGACGCGCCCAAGGATCATGACGGCTACACGGGCCGCGAACTGCTTGCAACGGTCGCTTACGTCCTGCATGACACGTGGGAACAATTCGGCCTGCAGCGTGGGTATGTCGTTCTCGGTCTGACGCACGTCGAAAACGCCGCCGCCGCGGAATTCGAAGAGTTTGAGCGGAACCCCCCGCCAACCTGACCCCCTCACTTGCCCCGCACCCCCCGGCCCGC